AGAGTTTGGGCAAAGTTGGCAACCGTAATGCGCTTTAACGCATTCGAATCGGACGCATCCCCAATCAGAAGCGTGTCGTTGGTTGCCGTCACCGTCTCGGCGGTGCGGTCTTGGATTAGGCCGGAGGTCGGAGTCGCATTGTTGACCAGCGCACCAAGCTTGGCCGCTGTCACGTCATTGGCGACTCCGTCGGTAAAAGTTGTTCCTGCTGAAAATGAAGCCATGGTATCCTATCCTCCCTGGGTAAGCCGGGAGCGGATCGCATCCCAGACCACACTGACAATAGCACCAATAGAGCCTGCCACAAGGAGCATCTTGGTTTTAAGATGCTCCAGGGAAGTCACCCTATTGGACAGGTCGCCAAAGCTGGATAGGGAGCGTTCCACCATGCCGATCAGGGTAACTTGACGTTCTTCCATTCGGGCCAGCCGCTCGGACATGGTGCCGAACTTTTCCCGAAGATCATGGATCTCATCAAGACTCACGACCCTTACCCTCCAGATACTTTAACGCAACGGCCAGATGCACGACAGCGTCCACAATCTCGTCCCGATCCCGACCCTCCTCCACAATGCGCTTGATCGAGCGGTTGACGCTCAGAAGGTGCTTCACCTTCCCGATGTACTTCGTTTCCCTCGCCACCGTGTTGTTCTCCCCGGCAAACCTCAACGCCTCCCTGAAACAGGCGTACTCCTTTTGCGTCATCAAGAAACGCAAACTCAAATTGGTGAGCCAGATGGCGATGGTTTTCCACATGGACTAGATGCCCTCCGGCACAGGCGGGGCGACAAACTGGACGGCATCGGCCTCGTCGTTGGTTTGGGCGGCAAGAATCAGATCCTTGCACCGCAGGTATTCGTTTCGGCAGGCGGAGATGTAGGACTTGATGACCTCGCAACGCTCTGGCGGGTAGATGCCGAGGGCGGCGTTTTGTTGGGTGGTTGAGTCTATGCCTGCCATTAGAAGACTTTCTGTGGTTATTCCTTTAAGAATCTCTACGCACTCGGCATTCGCCTCATATCTTGTGCGGTTATCCACCTTCACAAAAGAGGTGCTGTTAATATTCCAGATAATTTGAGATGGCATATTATGTCTTTTGAAGTTGTGTCATTACAACAGTACTGGCAGATAATGTTAGACTTGATGCGGTGATTGATGATGGAAGCGCACCGTAGGTGTGGGAATAGGTAAATCCAAGAATATGTCCAGTTGTCCCAGCCGCTCCACGCAATGTTCCCCAAAATGTCGGATAGTTTGTGTTGGCAGATGTTGCAAGCCACCCGCTACTTGAAGTAAAAACACACCCAAGAAAATATATTCCCTTATTAAGTGTTTGAGAAATTGTAATAACAACGTCACTTGATACAGACCCCATAGAGGTGTCCGCCGTTTCTGCAATCAATGTGGTTGGGCAAAGTTTATCAAAATCGCACTCGTAAATACCCATCCTGACCTTCATGCTTGCACCAGATGTTCCGCTTGATCTACGGATAAAAATTTTAGTGTACGTTGCTGGGATGACGATGTGAGGCGTAAGGTAAAGAATGTCGTTGGCTGGAGTTAGTGAGCCTCCCAAATAAAGGCCAAGCGGCTGTGAACAAAAACCTTCCTGAGTTGTGTTAATAAAAGACTGCTGAATCAACGGATTCTTAAATGTGGCATCACCTCGCAGATAGGCGTATTCGCTACCCGCCGCCGGAGCAGGAACCAAGCCCGCCGTGCCTGCGGTGGAGGTGGTGGCTCCGACAACATTTCCGACAGGAGTGGGAAGATATGTGTTATAGTTCGCCATTTGGATAATTGAATTTTACGCTGTCAGCCTCGTCTCTAGTGCTGGCAAGAAGTCTTGCTTTGTAATCGTGGTAGGCATCGCGGAGACCCTGAATAAATGCGGCCCCCTCCTCTGCGTTATCCACGAGTCCAAGGGCAACATTCCTATGCCATATTTCATCGTAGCCAGCTTCTGTGATCTTAGCCGTCACGATCTCACGGATGCGTGAAAGGTTCTCCTCGTGGGCCTCTTCAGCCGAGCGTGTGTCGGTGAATACAACCGATCCATCTAAATTTGTATGTAGTGTTTTACTTCCCATAACTATACGTATTGAAATCCGATGTTTACGGGATCTTGACCAAAGGTAAAAGTTTCGTGCGTGGTCTGGTTATATGTTGTTGCTGTATATGTCCAGTTGTTAGGCGTGCCGCCCTGACCTACTGGCCCCGCCGATGATCCAAGAAAACTTCCAAGAATTAAATATGAGGATCTTGCCGTACTTCTTAAATTTCCTGTTACATTTGCATCTGGCGTAAATGAGGCATAATAAAAACCACGGCTAACAGAAGCCGTTGAAACTGATATTGAAATTACAACTGATCCAGTTGTTCCGCTTGATGCAGTTCCACCTGTTACAAATGTTGATGGAGTTCCGTCTTGCGCCGCCTCCCACATTGCCAAGTGAATATTGTATGCTGAGGACGGCGCAGTTCCAGTTATACAACCCAATGCATCAATTACGCCATCAGCTGGGACAAATATCGGAATAAAAACTCTTGTTTTTGCTGTGGGTGCCGCACCTGCATCCGATCTGGACGGCAGATATGGTCCAATCCAATGACCTGCTGTTGTGTTTTTATATTGCGGAAGTAGCGGAACTTCCCCAAAGCTTGCATCGCTAAACAACGCTCTCGTATTCTTTCCCTCCGCCGGAGCAGGCACAACCCCAGCAGTTCCAGCCGTTGTGGTGGATGCCCCGACAAAATTAGGCCCAGCGAATCCATAGAACGGGATAATCTGCCATCCAGTCGTGGAATCAGCATACGCCAGCTTGAAGGCGGCCCCGCTGACATTGCCAACCAAATTTTCCGCAAGGCTTTCTATGTTGTTGCCATTCCTTGCAATGGTCAGGTTATTTGTTCCAAAAGTGTTTGCCCTATCAAAAATTTCAACATAGTCGCCGTTGGCTGGCGAGGCTGGAAGCGTGACGGAATAGGCGGACGAGCTTGTGTCCACCATGTAGGATTTCTGCTGGGAAAGAGCCTGAGACGAGGTGATGACCTCATACGGGCCGCCGCCACTCCCTCCGCCGCCGCCGAAGAAGCCCATAAACTAACCCTGTACTCCTATAATTCTTGCAGTTCCAGCAGAAGTAATCGCCGCAATCGCACCGGTGGGGATGAATGATCCCTCCCAAGTAATGCCCTGACCAGCGGTAAGCTGAATGTCGTCGGTTGCGCTGGCCGTGCCGTTGGTGTCAATAAACACCGTTCCGCTGGTGCATTGCACCAGAAGATAGTTTCGGGTGGAGTTGGTGGCGAACAGGGTTCCGTTGGTCGTGTTAGCAGTCAGAGTTCCAGTGCTGGTCGTGCCACGAATGGGCGGAATGCCATCGGCCACATCCGCCTGAAGCGTGGTAAGCAACGCCTCGATCTCGGTGAGATTGGCGTTAATCGACATGGTCCCGCCGGAAAGCGGTCCCAAGCTCTCAATAATCGTGTTCCACTGGCGGCCCATTATTTTGTCTCCATTGCGTCAACTGCGCTCTGCATCGTTGGGGTATTAGGGTAGATGGTTTCTGGGAAGGAGTCAACGCTCTGCTCCGGCTTGCACCCGGCAAGCAGAAGGCAGAGCGTCAACGCCCTAACCACAAATTTAGTCCTTGCGGACGTAGATTGCGATAGGCCCACCGGACGACAGGATCACCTGGGAAATATCCCCAACAACCGTTGCCCCGCCAGCTAGGGCGAGTCCTGTGTGCGTCACGCCACTGATGGTCAATCCGATGGTTCCAGCCGAAAGAGCCGTCACGCCATCGAAAGATCCATCATTGGTGGAAGCAGAGGTTGCAATGGTCGTCCCCGCTTCACCCAGAGTAAGTCTGGATAGAAGGCGCATTAGCTGTGCAACGCGATGCGGTAGGAAGTGCCGTTGAGGGTCACGTTGAGCGAAGCCGGAGCGGTCGCATCGGTGTTAACCGTGCCGCCGCTGGAAGCCGCCGTGATCTCAAACACATTGGTAAAGCCCTCGGAATTAAAGCGCAGAGCGCGACCCTTGGCCTTACGTTCAGAACGTACAAATTCTTTCGCCATATTATCTCCTTTGAGCCGCCGCACGTTTGATGCTATCTGGCGTGTGCCGACTCTTAAATCTACTGCCAAGTTTTTGTTCCTGGCGGTAATACCCCTTCATAAGATTTGTTTGATTGACTCCCAGCGGATTGTCGAGGGGTTCGCCAACCCCCACTAGGCTCAATCTTTGTGGCACTTGGAACCTTTTAAGGTAACGCGGGACTGAGTCCCGCTCCGCAACCGGCTTCTCCAGTTCGACGACAGATCCGTTTCGGGTGTCTTCGTACTGGTAGATCGGCATTAGGAGTAGTTCTCCTTATCGGATTCCTCGGCCATCTTCATCATCCGGTCTTCCTCGGACATCTCAGGCTCGTTGGATTCCTCGGCTTCAGGCTCCTCGGACATCGCATTGCTCACGCTCACGATGGCCATATCGCCGTCAATCCGTTCCACCTTGCCTTCGAGTTCCACCATGTCGCCGACTTCGGGGTTGGCGTTTTCCTCGCCCTCACCGAGTTCGAACATGGACAGAGGAAGCTTAACCATACCTTCTTTCATCGACTTCTCCTTGGTGGAAGGAGCGGGGGAGGTTTTACCCTCCCCCGCCTTCCGGGGACCCATACCGATAATCAGCATGGCTCCCATTAGAATTACGAGTAGTTCGACTTGCTGAACAACACCCGGAAGAACCGAGGGTCGAGCTGCTTGGCGGCGTAGAACGTCTTGAAGGACGCAACAACGCGCTGGCCGTAGGGGTCGGACTTGTCGGCTGCATCCAGAATCGTAACCTTCGGAGCGAAGGGCGAACCGGAAGCGGCGACCGAGGACAGGCTCGGAACGCCAAACGCACCGCCGCCGAGCAACACGTTCGCGTAGACCGCGCCGGTGCTGACAGTGGCTTCACCCACGCCGGAGGCGGAGGTGTTGAACGTCTGAACGTTGGTGGAGCTAATCACGCTCACGCCGAACAGTTTGCCAGTCTCGCCCTTGAAGATTTGATCCGGGGCGGAGTAGCTGGAGACCTTCAACCAATCATCGTCCTGCTGGAGATCGCGGATAACGGCAGGGTGCGCCACGAGGGCGTAGCCGTCCTTGATCTTGGGAGCGCGGGCGATGAACAGGCTGGTCGCACCGTCCAGAAGGTCGGTGGCGGTCATGCTGCTGTTGGGGGTGGAGGCCGTGCCGAAGGTCGTGCCGTTGGTGCCGTTCTGGGCATAACGAGCGTAGGACTTCACGGCAACGCCAGTGCCAGTGCTGGTCGAGGAATCCTGAACCAGAGCGCGGTGGCAGAGGGTGTCGGCGTGCAGCGCGGCGTCTTCGCCGAGTTGCTTGGTGGCCTGGGCGAGGTGGCTGAACAGCTCGGTGGCCAAGAGAACGTCCGTGAGGATGATCTTGGAACCGTACTGCACCAGGGTCGCTTCGACCGAGGAGAGCGTCAGATCGCGCTCGTCACCGCTGGAAGGCGTGGTGCCTTCGGAGAGGTTGGCGATTGCGCTGATGCTCGGATCGCTGAACCGGAAGAACCGGATCGTTTTGTTCCCACCCGTTTTGGTCGGGTAGGGGGTTTTCATAGCAAACTGCTCCATCTGGAGCAAGGGGAGCGCACGCTCCAGCAACGCCTTCGAGAAGTACGTCTGGAACTGCGCGGTTACTGAACCAGTAGTGACCATTTTATTTATATCCTTTGTTGTGACTAACCGTTCCGATCAACCTCGCCCGCCATCCTCATCAATTCACGTTCCTGCTCGTCTAGCGAGAGTTCGTGAAAAGCCTTGGTCTTGGCCGGACCTGACGGTTGGCTGGAAGCCGGTGTCGTCGCTTTTCTGAGTTGAGCGAGTTCTCGCTCATACTCTGCAACCTTCTTCTCCAAGTCGGAGGCGGCCTCCGCTTTCAATTTGACCTTGGCGATACCCACCGCATCGTTGATCCCGTTGGGATAGTTGCGGAGG